ATACTATGGCTGGTGGTCTAGCTCAACTCGTTGCCTATGGTGCCCAGGATATTTACCTTTCCGGGCAGCCCTCGATTACATTCTTCCAGGCCATCTATAAACGTCATACCAATTTCGCCATGGAGGATATTCAGCAGTCCGTGAATGGTTCCGCTTCGAATAATAGCCGCGTGACGGTCACCATTGCGCGTAACGGAGATTTGGTCGGTGACGTCTATGTTCGCCTGGTTCCGATGGTCGGAGCCACGAAAACAACCAACACTGGATATGACACATGCTGGATTGCTGAGCGGGCAATTTCGGATGTGGAGCTGACGATCGGTGGTCAGAGAATCGACAAGCACTACCAGGCCTGGTGGCGCCTTCACGCCGAGGTTTTCCTCCCCGAGTCCAAGAAGATTACTTATGGCAAGATGACCTCTTGTCCTTTGAGTGGTGATGATGGCCTGAATCCTCCGAGCGTCTACTTGCCTCTGCTCTTCTTCTTTAACCGCAACCCGGGACTCTATCTCCCTCTGATCGCCCTGCAGTATCACGAGGTTCGGCTCGATTTCGATATTGCACCAAATTTCAGCACCTATTTCGGAAACGGAACCCCGGTCTTTGATGTCTGGGCCCGGTATGTCTACCTGGATACCGAGGAGCGCCGGCGCTTCGCTCAGAAGGGTCACGAGTATCTTATCGAGCAGGTCCAGCACACGGGCGGCGATGCCCTAAGCTTGCCGACGGGGGGTGCAAACTCGCAGCAGACCGTCCGGCTCGCTTTCAACCACCCGGTCAAGGAGCTGATCTGGTGCTACCAGAATAGCGACATCATCACAAACAAGAATGGAATGTGGAATTTTACGAATAATATGAGCAACGTTTCACTAGACTGCGGTGCTCCAAGTGGTGGTGGTGGCGGGAATGATGTTTGGTGCCTACCGCACCATCTTGGGTGCCCTCGCTTTGGTCAAACTAGTTGGGCCTGGTTCGAGGAGGGCAACGATCAGAACAATGTGAACGCCCCTCTGGCCTCTTTCAAGCTCATTTTCAATGGTCAAGATCGCTTCAAGGAACAGTCCGGTAAATATTTCAACCAGGTTCAACCTTGGAGCTATCATTCTGGATCTCCCTATCCGGGAATTTATACTTATTCTTTCGCACTCGAGCCCGAGAGCCACCAGCCCTCGGGAACCTGCAATTTTTCACGGATCGACAATGCCCAGGCGTGGATCACCCTCAAGGGTTCCACTATCAATACCGTCCAGAAGATGTTCGCGGTCAACTACAATATCCTCAGAATCCAGAGTGGAATGGGAGGTCTGGCCTTCTCGAACTAAGGTGCGGTCTTTGTAGACGCACTGTAAAGCAGGAGCGAAACTGCCCCAATTATATATAAGAGACCAAAATACTGCTGGCCGACGACAGACGATTTCTTGTCCGTGAGGCCCGTATACATATCATAAATTCCAAGGCCACCCAAAAGTATCACGAGAAGTATCATAAATAAAACTCCGGACATTTATTATATAAGTATAAAATAAATGGCCGACGTTGTTCAAGCCGTCGTGGCTGCACTCCCTGAGGGTGCTTCGATAGCTGATATTCTTGATGAGGTCAGGAGCATGAATATTCAGAATATTCTTGGGACTCTTCAGTCTCAGGATTTTGCTTCTGATATTCATCTCATAGAGACGCTCATTCATAAATTTGATCTAATATATGGTGATGTCAAGGTTGTTCTTTCGAGCCTAAACTCGGACATGGCAAAGAACCCAGCCCTCGAGCAGATCTATAACTATTTAAAAACTAATAAAGAAATCCGCCAGGAAGTCCGTAAGGTAAGCGGCTGCTGCTTCCCATGCCTCCGGAAGTCTGAGAAGCCTTGACCCAGAATGAGGCCAAGAAAATACCGGCCACAGACAGAAGTGTCGCCTGAATCATATCTCTTGGGTTTTTACGCTTTTCCGGATCCAGAAAAGACTCGAGTCCCTGCATAACCAAGACTGCCGCCAATATGAAAATAAGAAAGAGTTCAATCATTTAATAATAGTCTAGATAAAAGTTAAAGTCCTAAAAATATAAGACTATGAATTTCTCTTATATTATTGAGAGTATACTTCACCCCGAAGTTTCTATACAGCCTATTCCTTATGAGCTCGATCCCAAGTGGAAGGCTTTCGAAACGGAACTCGGGCGTTTCAAGTCCGAATTTGCATCGGCCCGTGCTGAACTCACACGGGCTCACCATAATCACAAGTCCAGGACGGACGAACTGAATGTTTTGAGAATGATGATTGATAACATAAATTCAGCGGACTTAAAAGAGAGCATCTCTTCTATTCTAGACAAATACGAGACCGAAGAGGGTATCTCTGCCCTGGCTCAACAATGTGGGGAAGCAGCAGGGAAGGTGGCGGCGATGCGGAGTATTTTGATGGACACGAACGCCGAGAGGTATGCGAAATTTACTTGTTTTGTATGTATGGATCGTCTTGTTGACTTGTTTATTGAACCTTGTGGACACGTTATGTGCGAGCCGTGTTGGGCCCGGACCCTGAACAAAGATACGTGCCCAGGGTGTAGAACTGCCTGCGCCGGAACCAAGAGAATTTACTCAATGACATAAATAGGTTGGACCTGAACAAGTCCTTAAAAGGTTCAAAGGGGCCTTCGGGCCCGCCGAAAAGCGAAGCTGACCATAGCTCAATTGGTAGAGCGAAGGACTGTAGTAGTTACAAGGTATCCTTCGGTCACCGGTTCGATTCCGGTTGGTCAGACGGGGGTGGGCTCTCTCATCTTCGGAAAACAAGCCTCGAGGGGGCGCCACCTCGTTAAAAACGGCCGGAAGGGGAGATAAATCCGTGACCGGTCCTCCACTTCCTTTTAGTGCTCTCATAGCTCAGTTGGCCAGAGCGTCAGACTGTTAATCTGAATGTCGCAGGTTCGAGCCCTGCTGGGAGCGTTTTTTAGCTGTTTAGCTCCAGTTAAAAAATTGTCTCAATCTCTGGTTTACACGTTAATTTATCCCATATCATTCTGAAAACGCTCACTTCCTCTTTTGGCTGCCAATGAAACATCTTAGTGTTCGATTTGTTCCACATCTTCTCGTATAACTCATCTATGAGCTCCAGAATTTCGGGATCATCGATCCCTTTGCGCATAATCCATAATTCTTCACATTTAAATCTCAAATCTTCCATTAAAGACTATTATAACTTAAGATTTAATATGAAAGCAAAAATACCCCGCGCGCTTCGTGAGCAGGTTTGGCGAACCTGGGTAGGAAGGAAATTTGAACATAAATGCTTAGTGACTTGGTGTGAGAATATTATGACCGTATTCGATTTTGAATCGGGCCATAATATTCCGGAGAGCAAGGGGGGCACTTTAAATATAGACAACCTCCGACCTATCTGTGCCAAGTGTAATCGATCTATGGGAGATGACTACACGATCGATGAGTTTTCAAGAATTAGCAAGCGATCGTCGCGTTTATGGGAGTGTTTCAAGTATACAGAGCCTTCATCTTCTCCTGTGTCTTCGTCTGGAAGAACATAATGATAAAGACTATAATGGGAAGGCTGCGGAGCTCGCTCAGGTTCGAGTGAATGTAGCCCGCGACACCCTCGAGCGGAAAAGGTATTCTCTTTATAAGCCTCCGAGACATGTAGACTATGACTGAAATTATAGCAAACTGGATCAGGACTTCCAGAAAAGTTTTCCACTTTGCCTGATCCTTTTTCAATTCTGGTGTAAAATTGTCAAGGATCCGGGAGACCAAAAAGGCAAATACGAACGAAAGTGCTCCGACCCACGCGACTCCCAAATTTTTCACAACTTCCAACATTCCTACAAGTATTAAAGAAAAAAGACTTTGGAAGAGAAGGGGCGAGTGCCCCTAGCGTCCCCGTAACTCAGTTGGTTAGAGTGCTAGTCTTATGAGCTGGAAGCCGCGGGTTCAAGTCCCGCCGGGGACAAATCGACCACGTAGCACAATTGGATAGTGCACCAGCCTTCTAAGCTGGAGGTTGTGGGTTCGAGACCCACCGTGGTCGCTACGCATCAGTGTCCGAGTCTGGTCTAAGGAGAGCGACTTAAGTCCAGTCGCATCGCGACTGTCCGAGCCATCGCTTGCTCTTTCGAGCGCACGGGTTCAAATCCCGTCTGATGCATTTTGGCACCTCATAAAATCTATGTGAATAACAATGGATTTTATGACGTGCACATGGAGTCCTGAAAATGAGGCCCAGGTTTATTTCAGGGTCGCGGACTACACACCTGTTCAGGTTTCTGATTTTTATGAAATTATAAATGAAATTAGAAGCCGGGCGACCGGTCTCGTGATAAAATTTGATCTTGCGGGCGCCGGACCAAAGACAAGAGAGGAATTTCGCTCTTTATTTAAGCTAATCTGTGATGTGATTGAGTATACCAAGGGTGATGGCCTTCTCAGGAAGGTCTATATCATAGGGGCCGGGTTCCTGTTTAGGTTTCTTTATGGGCCATTGAGTCTTTTGATACCAAGGGAAATTAGGGATCTTATTTTATTTTCATAATTCAGTATGGACTGGCTCAGGTTTGAGCCGGACGTTGACATTCTAAATATAGAAATTAGGGTAACCGAAATGTTGGAATCTCTTCCGGGCGATATTGACAAATATTGTCAGGAAGTGATGTATCCGGTCCTTGATCAGATTCAGGAACTT